CCTGCTTGTTATGCATCAACTCTTATTCCTATGATTCAAAGCCCCGTTGTTAATCCAAAGGGTCAGTATTTATCAAGTGAAAAGATTTTAGCATTCACAATTAGTTCAAATAGTTCATCAGCAACAAATAGTGTTGAATTTGTAATTCAAAAACTAGGTGTAATTACATCAAATACTACTCAGGAATTAGTATTGATGAATAACTCTGTAAGTAGCAAGGGTTTTAGTGTTAACTTTGCTGGAAATGCGACAGTCGTCGGTAATTATCTGTCACCAGGTCGTTATTATGATACTAGCTGGACAAGTGTGACATCTTCATCTAATTTTACAAAGTGGATCGCACCCACTTCCCTTACAGTGACATCAATAACATTTATATGGTCTGTTGGAAGTGCTACTGCTACTATGAGTGTTCTAGTTGCAGGGGTAGTCGTTTATACGACTGGCGCTATTTTTGGAACAGCCGGTAGTACTGTTGTGAATGGTTTGAACATCACTCTTACATCTGGTCAGAGTTTAGAAATCTCGTTAAATGTACAGCAGATAGGTTATGTATTTGCTTGTATGTACATGATCTGATAGGTTCTTACATATTTCTTTTTCATTAGCTGTATTTTAGTCTTTTCGGTTGGCATCTTATTAAATTGAATTTAAATGTCTCTGTTATGAATCAAATACAAGAATGACAAGCAAGATAACAAAGAAATCTTACAATGAGATTATATCTTACAATTATAACAGAGGTCATTCCGTATATTTAATACGCCAATTTTACATATCTGGAAAACAAGGCACAGCTTTTATTACACACAATCACGATAAAACGTTTGATTTCAAATGGAAACGAAATATTGTAAATGAATATACAAATAGATGTGTTAACTTTGGAAAAACAAATCTGAATAATTATTTCTTGTTTTCTTCTATGGAAGAATTAAACAAGAAACTCACAGAACAATATGTTTGTCAATATCATTCTTTTTGTCCAGATTCGTGTCCTGCAACACGTCTTATTAGCCCAACCGAGAGATGTGCTATATGCCTGGTTGATGTTCAAATGCATCTGCTTGAAGAGACACCTTGTGGTCATAGATTTTGCCTGACATGTCTTGACACATATGTAAAAAGTAAGCTAGAACCTAGTGATTACGGTTGTTTTGCTATAAAAGAAGGATATATTTTGGATTGTCCAACATGTAGAAAAAATATTGAAAACTGTTGTAACTGCAGCAAAGCTCGTTGTCAATGCGAGTGTCAAAGCTAAAAAGAAATTCTGAACAATTAATTGTATATTTTTTTTTAAAATATGAATTACACAATAAATTAAAGTAAAAAATTTACTTCAAAAAGAGCTAATTCATAATATTGTATTTTAAATTTAACAAGAAAATATATACTGTTTAATCAAGTTTAGTTAATACCAATATTGGTATTAACTCTCTAATCATACGTTTTGATTTAATCTAATTATACTAGATCAGCTTCTTGATACCTAAATTTATATGAATCCAGTCCCGTAAAGGATCTTCTAATACATGTGTAGATAGATAAAAATAATCTCAAGGAGATCTAGCAAAAATTATATTTTTATTAAATTTATAATTTTATTAATCATCAGTACTATCCTACATTATCCATTATATCTAATAATTCACGATGTAATATACTTAAAATATTTGGATAATCTTTATATGATATTCTTACCATCTTGTATCCATTATCTTTACAAAAATCATCTTTGAGCTTATCATGTTCTTGTTGTTTTCTAAAATTTTCTTCTGCTTGTTCTTGTGACATTCCTCCGAATTTTACAGGTCTCATATGTTGTTCTCCATCATATTCAAATACTCTCTTATGATTTATAAACATGAAGTCAAATCGCAAACGTTTTTCACAAGATGTTGTTAGGTCTGAGAAGGATGAATTATGTCTGTAATCTTCATCTTCGTGAAAACCTAATTCTTCTAAGCATTCTATCATTTTACATTCACCAGACGATATATTTCGTGAACCTGTACAAATTTGTATATGTCGTTGTAAATCTGTATTTTGACTAGACTTATAATCACAATTTGGGCATTCAAAATCTCTTATCTTCTCATGTACATTTTTGATGTGTTTTTTTAAATTTCCATTTCTACTACAAGTATAATCGCAATTTGGACATTTGATATCTTTTATTTTGTGATGAACAAATTTAACATGTCGTTGTAAGTTGCCATTTTGACTACATTTATAATCGCAATTTGGGCATTCGAAATTTTTTATTTTATCATGTACTTGTTTAACGTGTTGTTGTAACTTAGAACTTTGACTACAACTAAAATCACAATTTTCTCTATCGCATTCAAAATCTTTTATTTTATCATGTACTTGTTTGACGTGTTGTTTTAAGTGGTGATCTAAACTACAACTATACTCACAATTTTCCCAATCACATTTGATATCTTTTATTTTGTCATGAACAGTTTTAAGGTGTCGTTGTAATTCTGAATTTCTACTACATATGTAATTACAACCATCTCTATCACATTTAACTCTTTCACTACATTTAATACAAGTCTTGTATATTATTCCTGTATTTTCTTTAATTTTAAACAGTGATAATAATTTCGTACATTTACAAACATTACATTTTTGCATTTCTGATATTTTTCTTTATTTTATTTATCAACCTAAATAGAAATCATTTTTAATTTCCCCACGTATCATCAGTTTCGGATTGAGTTGATTCATCGTTTTCTGTTGAACTAACTGGACTTGCTGGAAGTGGTTTCATAGCTTTGGTTTTCTTCTTAATTACATCATGTACTGGGTCTAACTTATACTGCCTATCGATAAAATTACTGACATTTGATATCTTTTATCTGGTTATGCTGAATTATAAAAAATGTTTTTATTTACGTCTTGATTTTCTCTTAGGCGATTTTCTCTTAGGCGATTTTTTCTTAGGCGATTTACGAGTAGGTGATTTTCGTCTAGATTTTTTATTAGGCGATTTTCGTGGTGAACCTTTACACTTACGACTTTTTGGACAGCTTTTACTGTTCCCGCCTTTCGACCACAAATTCTTACAAGCCCAAAATCGAGCTGTAAGCTTATCATTAGCAGTATCACATTTATGACGTGCTCGGAAATTTTTACGTGCTATACTATTATAATTATGACCAAAACCAGTTGCTCCAAAGTGTATAATTTTTTCTTTACCTTTAGAACAAGCTTTAACAACACGTTTTTTAGAAGGCTTCCATGATTTTTGAGGCTTGTTGCATGCCATATTCTTTTTAGTTTTGGAAGTAGGCATTTTTTATTTCTTAAAAGAATAAAAAATTATACATTTTTAATTTGTAGAACTAAAATATGTATTCATTTTATTAATAGGTTGATCGATCCAAGGTCCGTCAGCGATAGTACTAATGCCAATTGTATACTCTGCATGATCTAATGATTTCATAGATTTTTTTATTGCTTTTTCTACTAGAATATCTTTTGGTGAGTTATTATTATAATCACCGCATAAATAAATAGGTATTCTAAAATAATTAGATTCTATTATTAATTGACTAATAATATGTTCTAATTCTATTATATGAGCTTTATTTACATTTTCATTACTATTAAGAAGATCAAGACTATGTTCAGTTGTACCAGGTGGAAATGCTTTTAAGTGGATGTTTACGACCCAAAAAAGACATTTTGTATTAATACAATTAAATAAATATGCATTTGAAAATTTAGAAGATAATGAACCATTATATAAACGACTTATATCGATTGTTTTCGTTAATTCCCACACACTTGAATCATAAAATACACCTCCTGTGTATGTATCAGACATAAAAAGTAAGTTGTCATTTATACTTTCCAATTCTGATAGTATGTCTTCTCCAACAACATCAACCCATTTATGTTTCTTAACAACTACACTCTCTTCATCATCATCTTCGTCTGTCATATTTAATTCCGAATTTGCTAATTTTTGTAATACTATTTCTTGAAAAACAAGTATAGACCCTTTTTTAATAACATCTCTAAAATGATCCTTTATACTTTTTATACGATATCTTGAGTCATCTTTAGTTTGTCTACATAACCCTTCTAAATTACATGAAATAATATTAAAATCCATAGGTTTATTTTGAGTAGATAAATGCAAAACAATTCCATTGTGATCAGATATATAGGGTTTGGTATCTAAGTATTCAACTTCTTTAAAAGTTGGTTCGTTTTTTAAGATTGTAGCGTTTCTTAGTTCGACTATACCATCTAAATTACTATCTTGATTTGATAAAAAACTTCCAAAATATGAAAGTCCAGCAGCAAATGTATGCCCACGACCTTCACATCTTGCCATTCGTGAAGGAAATTGAGTTGGTCTATTACAACATCTTTGTTGTATAATGATGTATGGATGCTTTTCAGGACTAGGTATCCTTTCAGGACTAGGTATCCTTTCAGGACTAGGTATCCTTTCAGGACTAGGAGGCTTCGGAATTTTTATTCTAGTAAGAGTTCTTCTCGGAGGAGTAGGTATTTTTACCGGGGTCTTAGGAGTTTGTATTCTATTAAACTGGCTTACTTCTTTTTCTTCAGGTAAATATGAAAAGAATGGCTGCTTTATCCTTCTCATATCTAAACAATTTTTAGGTGTATTCGGGATCATTTCTAATCTATCCTCACTTAAATCACCAGTGTGATCAATATCATTAAAACCAATACTTGACAAAAAGTCTCTATATTTATTAGCGTTACTATCACGGCAATGTATTATTATATTATGAGCACTAATAGGTTGATCGGATGAACCTTTGTATGCCTTGTTTTCCATATCAGACATATCAAAATTTTTAAACATATGCGCTAATAAGTAAACATCAGAAAAATAACTTATTATATTTAGAAAGTGTAATTTTATATAATTCATAGACACTAAAAGAGAACTATCTAATTCTTTTTTATAATTTATTATAATTAAGATATATTTTTTAAGTTTATCAGGAATAATTTTTGAGACTTCTTCAGACATTAATTTATCATAAAATGTCAAAATAGAAGTTTTTAATTCTGAATTATCGATTTTACTCAACTCTTTTTTTATATATGGATTCTCTTCTAACTGTTTTTTCATGAACTTACACACCTTTTTTATATCTTCTTGAACTAATTGTTCTAACAAAGTAATTATTTTTGAATACTTTTTTAAGAGTAGTTTAAAATAATAAACACTATTCTCTCCATGTTTAAAAATAAGATATCCTAATTCTCCTCCTAACCAAAATATGTTAATTTTATCTTCTTCAATATCGTCTTCTTTAACATCATTAAGTCTAATATCAAAATAATGAACTCTTGCTAATTTACAATCTACATTTGATCGAGTATTATAATACAAGCATTTTCTAAATTTGTTAAATATTTTATGTGAACGATGACCAGGTGGTTCATATAATTCATAGTCATTTTCTCCTTCTTTATAGGAAATAAATTCAAAATAAATGTCTAAAAAAACGTCAGTTGATAGGATTAAATTATATAAGTAATCTTCGATTAAAATAGTATTAATATCTTGTTTACTATCTTCTTTAAACTTCTCACAATCTGTAATACTGTTAGTATGTTTCCATTCACCAAATATATATATCATTTTTTTGTAACCTGGATGCCAGTGAACAGTAAGAGTTTTAGGTCCTCCTATAAATTCAGCAGTTGGTTTCTGTATCATTTCATCATAATGATTACATATAAGGTTCATAAGAACTTTTCTACCATTATTTCTATTTTCGAGAGAAACATCTCTAAATTCTTTCTGTACAACATCAGATTCATTATCAAGTATATTCGTGTCATAAGTAGTTTTTAAGTCCTTACACAACTGTTCAATCATTTACTTTGTTATTTAATAATAAAATAAATAACTTTTGAACAAAATGTAATTATGTTTTATAAATATAAAAATGACAGAATTTTCAAAACCTCCAAATTCATACAAATATTTTGACTACGCAAATAAATTTTTATCCAGATTATGGAAAATTTTTCCATCCTTATATGGTGTCAGAGCACAGAAACCAGAACAAGGTGTTTTAATTAATCCTATGTCTAATAATGATGAATTTTGTACTCTTTCAAGAGATGGTATTATTAATAAATACTGGCTTGGTGAGGGTGCATTTGGTGAAGTATATACAATTCAAATTGATGAAGATGATTATTCTCAAGAAATTTATGCTATTGTTGTTTCTATAAATCGACAAGGAGGATACGTTCCTTTTTACATTTCGGTAGTTCTTAAAAATTCACGTGATCAAACTATAAATAATGTTGAATTTAGTCACATTAGAGTAAATGCTCAAATTTGTACTAATAATGAACCAGCTGATTTTTATAATTTGTCTTTTTACGAACCAATGCCAGAAATAATTTTTGGTTCTATGCTAGGTCATTTGTATGATTTAGGAATTGGACTCTTTTATAGTAAATTTATATCTGTATTTTCTTGTGATAATATGTCAAGAATTATTATGGAAAAATCAGACTATACTTTTAATAAGATACTTAAAAAAGGAAATAGCGAACATCCGTGGCGTTGTTATATTCAAAAAGATCCTGACATTCTTATAAATCTTATCTTTCAACTCATTTATGCTATTTATGTAGGTAAAAAAGAGTTGGGTTTTACACACTTTGACTTTCATTCTGCGAATGCAATGATAATTTTGATCAACCGTAGTGTTATTGATGATATATATTCAAACCCTTATACATATCAAGGTGAAAATCTATCTACAAAAAAGTATATTTTATTTGAAGCAGGAATACCAGATCAAGAAGGAAATCCTATATTAATAGCAATTAATAACAATGGTTTAATTTCTAAAATTATTGACTATGGTTTGTGTGCCACATATCTCTATGCTTCTGAAAACGAAAAATTTAAACGTCCTTTGATTATTTCACCAAGTGCACAATATTTATTAGAAAGTTCTAACGAACAACCATTTATCGATTGCGCGAATAATCAATCAATCCGTAATACTATGGAAATCCAATATTTAATAAATCATATTTACTCTATTATAAATAAGAGTGGTATTGACTTAGCAGATAAACCAATTATTGATCAATTAAATTTTTTTACACGTGAATTTTATGATGACCCTCAATATGAACTAGAAAAACACTTTCCTATAAATAAAACTATAAATTATGGTTTAGATATTCCGAATTTTCAGAACTGTAAAGAATTACTTAGAGGCTTAATACGTTTTTGTGAACGTAAAAATAATGATCAAGGTCAAGGTCAGATAGTAAATATTATGGATAGAGATTACAGAATATTATGTTTCGAAGAAAAACTTAACCATGCAGATTATACACTTGAAAATTCTTTAATTTTTTCTGAAAGTCCTAGTGAGAATACTCAACAAGCAAACTCTGTCGATAATTTTATAAACCAGATGAACATAATTGAACGTAGTTGTGAACCCGGAGAAACTCGTATTTTTGATAAAAATGGTAATGTGACTCATACTGCTGTACCTCAAGATAAACATGATAATTTCTGTATAAATGCACGAGCTAAAGCTAATAAATTAGATCCAGAAAATATAATGTCAAAAAAATTGTACTCTCCTCTTAAAAATTCTCCTTTTTATGATCCTATATCGAGTTCATTTGTTAATACTCCATTAGACAGCAAAAATAATGGAGAATTTATTTTTCAAAATCAATTGAAAGACAGAGATAGTACAAGCAGTTTAAGCATTTTTAATATTCAAATTAACCCTGCTGCTCTAGGAATGGATACTCAACAAACTGGAGCGTTAATATATTCTACTCATAAAAATTGGTTGGATCTTAATCCTATACTAAATCAACCACTCGAAATAGTAAACTTAAATGCAGTATTTATTAATCCAACAACAGATACTTATGGTGTTGCTGTAAATATAGATTATGATATTTGGAATTCAAGTCATCTTTTAGATGACGCAACTACTGGATTTTGTATCAACGCAGGATATTTTGCAATATCTGATGAAAAACACACACGTATACCTATTGGATTTATGTACTCAGATAAAGATATTATAAGTGATATAAACGGAACATATATATCTGTTCCACCTCCTTATAGAGGCAGTATTGGTGGTGTTATATGGTGTAGTCATGAAAATGTGATGCATATTAATACACACGATATTTTTATGGAAATGCACGAAACTATTACAGAATCTTCTATTTATCAACTTGACGATGGAACACTATATACTACAGACCAACCTGTTATTAAAATGGAAAATGGAAAAAATATAGGAGGTCGTCCAATTATGCGTGATAAAACCAGAAATTTGCCTTATAGATGGGCTTTATCTTCTGGACCCATTCTTGTATACGAAGGAAAAGTTGTTTTTGAACAAACTATTTCAAATAGAGTATTCGAAGTATTAGAAACTAAAACCAAAAAATTGACGGGATATAGGTTAGATATTGATCAAACAGACGAAAAATATGACGCACACGACGTGATGGCAATTACTAAATCTGGAAACATTATTTTCTTTATGATAGAAGGTAGAGGTTTTAATGCACCTGGTTTAGATCGTGTGCAAATGGCGCACTTAATCAATAAATTTGATATTGTATCAGCTATATCTTTAGGTTCTGGTTTTAATTCGAATGCAGTCTACAAAATTGATGGTAAACCTAAAACTATAATGCAAAACAATCCTATACTACCATCACTTTCATTTTCTATGATTTTTAAGTTTGGAGGAGACGATTTACCAAATCGACCAGAAAAAGTTGGTTATACTGAATGAAAGAAAAGTCAGACAAAATTAACTTTAATAAACTGGTAACAATTATAGTTACTTGATTTTAAATTCAGTAGTTTAAAACGATAAACTTTTAATTAAAATGTTAAATTATACTATCAAATTAGAAAAAATAAAAAATTTAGTCCTTTATTTTTTAAAAAAGGAAGTAAGTGATATATATCATATTCACCATAGTGAAAGAGAACTTAAATTTAACAATTTTATTACTAATATAGCTGTTTATTATGTCACAACTTTTCATGAAGAGTTTTATGAATATATAAATTATGATACGACTCTTCAATTAGAATGTGCAGCAAGGCATATTGGTTATGCCTTAAAAACATATTTTAAAGTTCATGAACACTTTACTTTATCCAATATTGAGTCATTCACATCTGAATTTTTAAATACTCAATTTGACGATTTTGATAAATGGTGCTATGATTTGTATCCATCGTACTGTGAAGAGCAAAATAAGAAAAATATTTAATAAGACTATTAAACTTAACTTGTTTCATGAACAACTTTGTAAAAAAATGATCTGTTTTATAATAAATATGCACACATGGATAAAAAAAATTAGTAGTACTACTGGAAAAGTTTACTACGTAAATATAGAAACCAACCAGTCATCCTGGTATGTTCCTAAAAATGAATCTCGATTATCACCTATTCGTGAATTAGATGAATATGAAAAAAAGTAAAACAAAATGAGTAACACTCTTGATTTTTTGAGAATCTCCAAATTTTTTCAAAATGGAAGATCTTTTATTATGCAACAAAATACTCAAATTAAGAAAATATATTAAACGCTCTTCAGAAATATTATTGTTGTTCAAGTTATATTAATACATTGCATTTTACTTTCATAATTTGTTGAAAACTCTTGATTTTCCAGTTTAATATTATTTTATGAATAGAAAGAAAATATGTAAAAATAGAATTGTATCAAGAAAAATTTGAAACAATGTCTATAACGTAATTCTTGGTAGGATTCATTTATTCTTTTAATTGTAATAACAGATACTTGTAATCCTGGGTAAAAATAATAATAAATGTCTTTATGAATTTAAAAAAAATGTAGAAAAAGTACTTAACATGGAACTACCTCTTGCAAACAAACCTATTCTGGATTCGTTTTTCTTTATCTAAATTTGTAGAAGTATAAAAATGATTCTAAGTAATTTTTAATCTTATGATTAAAAATATAATTTGTAAATTAACTTATAATATTCCAACTCCAGAAAATCTGTTTTCATTATAATATTCTACAGTGTTAGGAACAAAACGTAGTCCAATAGCTCCACCTGATATAATAAACTCAACATTTTCGAATTTTTTTCCATCATAAAGAGTTAGGAACATATTTCTACTTTTAGTATAATCACAAGAATCACAATTATCTTTAGAATAGTGTCCTATAGGACCTCCTATAGGATCAGGATTTACAGGGAAAGTTCCATCATCTGCTTTAGTTAGTAATGTTACTACATAAGGTATACATTGCATTGGCAAAGGCTCTTTGTTATTATTAAAATATAACTCACCGTTTTTATCAGATAAAAATAGAGTGACTAGATCACTAAAACTTAAATGGTACCTAGTATTCGGTGCAAGATTTGATATTTTATATAAATTACACTTATCTCGTAATACACTATAACCTTCAAAATATTTTGGTAAATTGTATTGTTGCATTTATTTATATAAAAGAAAATTGAAAAACTAAATTAAAATTTGAAATACATATAGAGATAAGATGCCAAAGCGTGATATAGAAGGAGTTGTAAAGATTCAAGAGAATAAATTACACGTATATCACAATGTAATAGATCCACAAACTGGTAAAATTGATCAAACGGACTGGAGAGTTTGCAAATGTCGTTATTGCTCTGTTTGGACACCTGAAACGATAAAAGCGTACGATGATTTTATCTCTTACGAACTCGAGATATCCAAGGATTAGGAGCGCTCCTCATATGTTTTTTCTGGTTCTATTATATATATTGTATCTAAAATGTAAAATTTATAGAGTACTCCACTCCAAATAAAGAGATGATAACCAAATCTTTTTGCAAAATATTACAAAATACCATTTGGTATTTTGTAGTGTCGATTTACTTGTTACAATGACGCTCTATCGTTGATAAAACCAATATTTATATCTTTTCCTACCAGGGATAGGATCTCCCATCCAATATCCTCCATAGTTAGGATTCCATTCATAATATCCAGGTATGTCGGGAGGAGGTTTAGTAGGTTTTGGAGGTATCTTTTTCTCTTCTGACCAAGGAAACAGACTCGGTCCTGTAATAGGTGGTTTCCATTCATCCACTTCACCAGGCAGCCTCGCAAATAGCCATATCCACCCCCCAGCATATACAGATCCATCATGATGTGGACCTAATTTTTTTCGTCTTTCTTCAAAAAGATTTCTACATATTTGATCTTCTTCTCTTTCTACAGCTGCAGGATCTAGTCTACGTCTTTCTTCTTTAAGTCTTTCCTTTTCACGTCTTTCTATTTCTCTAGTTCCTAGAAACCTCATAGTAGGTGATCCAATTACAGGGATTGGTGCACCACGTGGTCTACCAAGTCCGTACACCGGGGCTGCTTCTGCTCGGGTTCTTTCAGCTTCAAGTCTTTCCTTTTCAAGTCTTTCCTTTTCAAGTCTTTCAGCTATGTACAGTCTTTCTGCGACGTACCCCAAAATATCAGG